GCGAAGTTCACCGTATCCACGTCCGGGGCCCCGAGGTCTTCCCCGTTCTCTTGAAACTGGATGAACTGCGGGAACTCATCGGCCTGAGCCGGCGGGAAGCCGCTGAGCGGGGTGATACCGAAGGTTGCCATGCTGTTACCTCACGAACGCCCGCGGGCGTGCGCGCTGCGATCCGGTGTTGAAAGCCCGTTGCACTTCGGCCTTGGCGTTGGCGATACCGGACTGGAAGATGCGCGAGTTTTTCTCGGCGAGTACGGGGTTGCTCCACGCTTGCCCGGGAATGTCGAGCAAGTAGGCCAGCGCGCCGGCTTCGATCTGATTGCTGTACTTGATCAGCGGTGCCTCGGGGATCAGCACTGCGCCTTCCTTGGGCGTCACGATCGCGCTCACAAGCAACTGATACACCTTGTCCGGCAACGGGTCGAGCGCGAACTGTGCTTGCGAAAGGTAGGCGTAGCGGATGGGCATCGCGGGCTGAATGCTCGGGTCCCACGAACCTGAATTGCTGGGCCCGATGGCCCAATACTGCGTCTGCCCGTTCGTGGTGATGCTGCCCTGCATGCCGTTGACGCCCACGATGTCAACGTAGGGGTCGCTGCCCAGACTGTAGTCGCGCACGTTCGCCACCGTTGCGCCGGGGATCGGCACGGTCAGCCACTGGGTCTGTGAGCAGAAATCGCGGAAGGCGCGGTTGTAGGCCCGCGCGAGCGTGATCGATGGGCACTTGCGCACCTTCTGCGCGACGCTTGCGAGCTGATCGTAGACGTTGACGGTGTTCAATCAGACCCCCGGGGATTGACTGGTGCGCGGCGCGACCGCGACTTGCGCTTGCGACTTGAGACCGAGCAGCGCGCCCCACTGCTGCATGTAGAAGCTCGATTTCGCCAGATCCTGCTTCTTGCTGTTCTTGGCATAGGCCCGGCTCAGCATGAAATTCGTCAGTGCGGTCTGGAAGCTGTCGGCGACGGGGATGTCTTCGGCGTCGTAGACCAGTTGCGGCGGCACGGCGCCGTAGAGGATCTGGACGCTGCCGGTGCCGTCAGCGGGCGGGAACACGCGGAACCGGCGCGGATTGCGCGGGTCCGCGGTGAAGTGCTCGACTTCGGCTTGCTGGGTGGCCGCCGGCCAGAAGCGGCTCGCTTCTTCCAACAGCCCCTCATCGACCTGGGTGATGCTCCGCTTGCGCCCGGTGAGGTTCTGCGTGATGTCGAGCAGCGCCACGCCGTCGCTCGGTAGGGTCTGCAACACGCCCGCGGCGGGGGTGAAGTCCGTTTGAATGGTGTACATGTCGGGCTTCACGAACGCAGTGGCGCGCAGCGCCTCGTTCAAGTAGCCCAGGAGCTCGGCGAGCGGCCATGTCCGGTGTGCGGTGTCCAGCAGGAGCGCCGCAACAGGATCGATCAGGTCGCTCGCTGGGATCGTCATCTCAGCTCAGCCCCTCGTGCTTGTCGAGCGTGCTGAGGTACTCCATGAACTCCTTGCGCAGCGTGCGCACGTCCTTGGCGCCGTCGAGCATCTTGCCGTACTCGGCCATGCTGAAGGCGATGAGTTCGTCCTTCGTGGCCTTGCCGATGTCGAACACGTCGGCTTCGGCGGCGCTGTTCACGACGCGCGGCCGGCGGGTGCCGGCACCCTCGACGAACGCGCGGCGCGTGGCCTCGTCGTCGGTGGCCTTGCCGTCGTAGGGCATGTACTGCGGGCGGGCGCGGATCAATGGCGTGTTGGGCATCAGCCGCAGGTTGTCGCGGTTGATGACCAGCGGGACGCGCTTATCCTGCCGGTTCTTGCCGCGGGCTTCCGACACCATCTGCTCTTGGGACTCGGTGATCATGGTTTCTCCGGGTGATCAGGGGGTAGAAAACCGGCGCCGCTTGGGCGCCGGTTCGGGGGTGCTCGCCGGCCTTAGGAGCCTGCGGGCGAAGTGCCCGGCGTGTACGCCGGCCGCTTCATCTTGCCGGCCTCGCCGTTCTTCTGGCTCGGGCTCAGCGGGGCGTGCGGGTAGCGCGCCGTCGCCTTGCCTTTGGCCTGCGACATCTCGGCTTGGATGGTCTCGGGCGGAACCTTGACTTGGTAGTTCGCGCCGTAGGGGTTGCTCGTTTTCATGGTCGTTCCTTCGAAAGTGGTGAAGGGAGGGCTCACTTGGTGGCAAGCCCTATCCTACTGCGATCAGCCGCGCTTGACGATGGCCGTGCCCAGGTATTTCGGCTCGATCACCTCGAAGCCGAAGACCATCAGGCCGCGGATGATGTAGCCGAAGTCGTTGGGGTTGTCGATCATCTGGCACTCGACGATCTGGGCCGCGAACGTCAGGCCGGCGCTGTGGCCGAAGACGATGTGCGAAGCCGGGCCGGGGGTGGCCTGCGTCAGCACGTTGCGCGACTGGTAGATCGTGAACCGGTCCACCTCGCCCACTTTGCCGTTGCGCAGGATCGAAACCCCGTCACCGGCCAGCGAAGCGATCTTCAGATCCGAGTTCTTGATCAGGTTGATGAACCACGGGGGCACCACCAACCAGCGGCCTTCGTCCGACACGTTCTGCTCGTCGAGCACCTGACCCATGTTCGTGATCAGTTGGACAACCGTGTCCTTCGTCACCGTCACCGGGGCCGCAGCGCTGCCCAGGTTGATGTCGTTGGAGTCGGCGCCAGCGGTCGTGCCGCTGTTGTCGGCGCTCACGTCGGCCGGAATGGTCTCCAGTACGTCGGCGTCGGCCGCGATGCGCAGTTGGATGCTGCCATCGTTGGCGAACACGTCCGCGAGGTCCAGATCCGACTGGCGCGAATCCACCGTGGACAGCGCCACGGCGAAGCTCTTGGCTTGGTCGATCGCCAGCGTGACGCTGTTGTTCGTCGGGTACTGCGCGGTCAGGCCGGCGCCAATCACGTAGTTGCTGACGGTGACGTTCGGGATCGTGCGGATCTTGACCTGTGCGCCAAAGCCGACGATTTCACCCTCGTAATCGGTCGAAGCGATCTCACCGAAAACGGTCGTCTTGTAGAACTTCTCGACCAACTTGCCCGAGTAGATTTCCGGGTCGTAGTTGATCGTGCCCGCCGGGCCGTAGTCCGGGATGCCGGACGCGCGGGGAACGCCTGCGAACATGATCAGGCCGGTGCGGCCCATGAACCTGAACAGGGCGTCGTGGATGGTGAGCGCAAGGCTCAACAGAAACTTCTTCATGGTGGAACTCCTGAAAGAAAAGCGGGGGTCCGCTGCGCTTCAGCGCGCCGCGGTTCTCAGCTTCATCCTTGCTTCGAATTCCAACCGTTCCGATTCTGGCATCCGACCTTGCATGATCGCCGCACGCGTGAAGAAGGCTTTCACCTCCGCATCCGTGGGCGCCTTGAGCGAGCCGGCGGGGGGTGTTGGCGGCGCGTCGCCCGAAGGGCCCGCTCCACTGCCTTTGCCCACCACGGGCGGCGTCGGCTTCGGGGCTTTCGTCTTCAGGAAGTCCATGAACACTTTCGCCACCTTCGGTGCGTTCAGCGCCGCGATGTGCCGGTTCAGGATGTCCTGACGTTCGAGCCCCGTGGCCTCGTCTTCCTGCGCGAGCCATGCGAGCCAGTCCTCAGCCGTGTCGATTTCCGCGTAGTTCGGGACCAGCTCGGCGAGCTTGTCGGTGAACTCACGCTTGCGGTCCTCGATCGTCTGCGCCTTCGTCCGCTCGCGCTCTTCGCGTAGGGGCTTGACTTCAGCCTCGATCGCGTCCTTCACGGCAGCTTGGGCACTCGCTTTCGCGGCCTTCGCCATGGCTTCGCACTGTTCTTCGCCGAACTGCTCGATCTGTTCCGGGGTGAAAAACTGCCCCAGGTCCAGCTTCGTCTCGGTCGGCGTTGCAGCGGCTTGCAGGGTACGAACCTGCTCTTGCAACTCGGTCAGCTTCCGATTGAACTCGCCGGCTTCGCCCTGGCGCTGGGTGCGCTCCGCTTTCAGCACGCCGGCCGTCACGTTGAAGCGCTGCCGCCAGTAGGCGGGATCGTTCTCGCGAGGATCGGCCGCAGGTTGCGGCGGGTCTGCCGGCAAGGCCGGTTCGGAAGGTGTCGCAGCCTGTGCGCTCGGGTCAACCGGGGGCGCGTTCGGGTCTGCGGGATCGGCCTTCGGTTCGTTTCGGGCTGCAAGGAGCCGCGCCTCGATGGCGGCGGACCTGCGCAGCACGGCGCGAGGAAGGGTAACGGTTGAATCTTTGGCTTGGGAAGCCTGCATTTGGGTCTCCGCGATCCAGGACCACCATCAAGTGTCTGGGAATCGGGTTACGTCGGATGCCTACGCAGCGAGTCCGTCAGTGAGTGCAAACCTTCGTGGCGCGCGTTGCGCTGACTGGCTTGCGGTGAGCTTGGCGCTGGCTCCGGTGATGTCGGCAATCAGCTTGTCCAGCCGCTGCGCGTGTCCTTGCTGTCGATACAACTCTTCTCCGACTTGGACGCGCAATGCCTTCTCCACCTCGGCCAACTCGGCCCGGTACAGTTCGAGGAACTCCCTTCCATCTGGCGATTTCGCGAATCGGGCCAGGAATAGAAGTTGGGGCTCACTCAAATGCATGCGGGAGACTGTAACGTGTGTGCGTGCTCACGTCAAATCAGCGTGTTCAGCCTCATGACGCCGAGCCAGCCGCCGCTCACGTTCGTGTTGTCGTTGCTGACCACTGCGCAGCGGTGGCAGAAGTCCGTTTTCTCGGGCACCGTGATGCCCGGCACCCCGTCGTGCCGATACGGGTTCTGGTCGGAGATCGACAACTCCAAGGGCAGTCGGTGAACCCCTGCGGATGTTTGGAAGAACGTTTGGAAGGTCGCGAACCTCTGCGCCCCGCCACCCGAGCGGTTGATGCTGAAAATCTGGCTGATGATCTGCAACGTGTTGCCTGCGGGGACGGTGAAAATCGACTGCCGAGTGATACCGAACCCGGCGGGGATGATGGCGCGCGTCGTGCCGCCCCCGGCATCCCGAATGGTGATGTCGCTCGCGTTCACGCCGCCACTGCCTGCGGTCAAGATGATTGCCGAATTGATCCGGTAGATCGAAGTCGGCACCGCGACGGGCGTCGCTCCGTTCAGTGTGATGGTCTGCGAGATCTCGACCCACGCAGCGGTAAGCCCGTCGATGCGGATGGTTCGCGCGCCTGTACCCGCTGAAGTGTCATCCGCACCCGCGACCACTTCCAGCGCGGTTGCCGCAGCCATCCAGGGATAGAGCCCCCCACCGCTCCACACGTCTTCAGGTTGGGTGCCGGTGTCTACGTCGGGATTGTTCCCGAGCGCGGTGATGCGACGGTGCCCGAGGTAGGCGCCGACGTTGCCGCGGAACCCGATTTCGATCAGGTACTCACGGATCAGCGAGGTCAGCGCCCCGTTGATGGGGTCGATGTAGGAAACGGGGAGGGTGGATGTTGCCCCTGCGTTCACGAGTGGCGGGGCGCCGACCGCGAGTGGCACTTCGAGAGGTGCGCCCGTTGCCGGGTCAACGAGAAAGGTCGCAGGAAACGAGTACCCTGCAATGACAACGCTGCTTGGGTTCGACATGTCTCCGCCTTTCTTACTGCGGGGCGAAGTGTGCGCTCACGCGCTCAGGTGTCAATCCCCCGTTACTGCATCGCCTGCGGCTGTGCGACTTGCGGCGCGGCCGGCGCGGGCCGGCGGGCGCCGGCTGGCATCGCCTCGCCCTTGGCTTGCGCCGCGATCACCTGTTTCACGATGTCGCCGATCAGTGCCTCTTGCCGGCCCTGCGATTCGCGCTGTGCGATCGCTTGCTCTTGCGCCTGCCCCGCCTGCTGCTGGGCCTGCATCTGTGCCTGCGCGGCTTGCGCCTGCTCGGCTTCCTTCTTCTCCATCTCTTCCTCGGAAGGCACGATCTCATCCACCGGCAACTCCATCGCGCTGGCGGTCTCGCGCAGCAGCGCGGCGCGGCCCTTCAGCCCGATGATCTGCATGTCGAACGGGTTGCCCGTCATCCCGAGGAACTGCGTGCGACGTTGCTGCGCCGATTCCTTGATCAAGATCGCGGCTGCGCCGCGCGGCACGATGATGCAATCGCCCTTGATGCTGTCGTCCGGGTTGTAGAGCATCTCGTTCACGAAAGTCTGCTCGATGGTCGGCGCGATCACGTTGAGATCGATGTTCGAGATCGCGCGGCGCAGCCCCTTGGCCGCGTTGTTCATGAGCATGGACAGGCCCGTGGCCGTATCGGCGCTGCCGCCGGCTTGCTCGTTGCCGTAGGTGTACCGCGGGATGCCGGTGGCGTCGTCCGCGCGCCGCTCCCACTGCTCGTAGGTCGCCATGAGCGGGCCGCTGCGGTCATCCGCTTGGAAGAAGCCCACCGGGGGCGCAGTGCCTCCGTTCGGGTCGGACTTCATCTGGATGACTTTCCACGGAAAGATTTCCATCGAGTTCTCGCCGTCCGCCATCCGATCGGCAAGGGTCCACATCATCGGCCCGCTTGCCATGCTCAGGTTGTCGGCCAGCGCGCAGGCGATGCCGTTGCACATCTTCTGGTGCGTGCTCGCGAGGTCGGGGATGCTGCGGCCCCAGAACGCGCCGGGGATCTCGTCGTAGCACGCCTTGCGGTACGGGCGCAGGTCGAGCGGATCCGGGTTCAGCGCCGCGTACAGGATGTACTTGCCGCAGATCAGGACATTGCACTCATAGTCCTTGGTGTCTTCGAGCTCGCCCGTCTTGGCGTTGCCTTGCACGCCCCAGGTCTTGAGTTTCCAGCCGGGCACCCCGCCCCAGTAGTTGAGCGCGTCGATCACGCCCGGTGGGCTGAGCCACATGTACATGGTCTCTTGCTCCAGCCGCTGGCGCTCGGCCTCGGTCCACAACCACCCTTCAAGGTGGCCGCCCGAGTAGTCGCGCAGCGCGCCGTCGATCTGCTCATCCTTGTAGTCGGGCAAGCCCTTCAAGTCGAACAACTCGTCCCGGCGGAAGCGGATCCGCTCGATGAAGTCGCCTTCTTGCGGGCTGCGGCTCGCGGCCGCGGGGTAGACATCGAACGGGCTCACGTGCGCCCAAGTTTGCGCCGGGTTGTTCGAAACCTCGGGCGTGAAGTTGTCGGCCCACTTCAACGTCTTGTGGCGCGTGTAGATCGGGCCTTTCAGGATCGCGGCCGGGTAGGTCACGAAGTCTTCGACGAAGGCATCCATTGCCTGCACGTAGTTGCCCTGCGCGAGCCGATCCGCGATCTGCCGCTCCATGCGTTTGGCGCGCTTGGCCGCGATCTTGGTAACGGTCTTCTCGGCCTCGTCGCGCAACTTCTCGCCGATCGCGAGCACGAGGTCGCGGAACTCTTCCGGGCCCATCGTGGTCGGGCTTGGGGGCGGTGGGGCGCCGGGCGGTGCGTTCGGATCAGGTAGCGCCTGCGTCGCCTGCGCTGCCTGAATCATGGCTTGCTTGGCTTGGTCCAATGCCTTGGCGACGATGGACTTCTTGAGCGACATCGGCAGGTCGGCCAACGGCGTCGGGTCGATGCCCCACGGCTGCTCGCCCACCGGAAGCGCGATCTCGCGGATCCACGCCGACGCGGCGCGGCACTTGGTCTCAGTCAGGTCGGCCCACACGATGTTCATGCCGCCACCGTTGGAAAGCATCTGCTGGAGCTGCGCCGGGCTGTAGACGCCACGGCGCGCACGCAGACAATCGAGCAACTTCAGGCTGATCCGTTCCTTGCTGAGTTTGTTGCGGCCCCAGGCCCCGCGCACGTGGCTGGCGAGGGCGGACAGGCTTCCGGTCTCGTCGATGCTCTGCGGCTCGGGCGCCTTCGCGGCGTCGCGATCAAGGATGGCGGCTAGGCCGAGCTGGCGGACGAGGGGGTTTGCCATGGACGGGCATTGTATGTGAGCGCCCGCTCAGACACAAGAAAGCCCGCTCGTGGCGGGCTTTCAGGGGCGGGGGGACCGGTTCCGCCAATCAGCGCCCCTTTGCTTCATTCTCGCGTCTGCGCGCCATCAACCGCGGCTCGAAGGCTTCGGCTTCGGCCATGTCCACCTTCCCGAGTGCGAGCCGCTTGAAGTGATCGCGGACTTCGGCATCGGTGGCGGGGACGGGCCATTCGATCTTGCCGAGCGCTCGACCTTCCCATGCCCGTTGAGTTTGCGCCTGCATCGCGCAAAACTCGCTGGGGGGCCACACGTTCGGGTCATTCACCCCGCTGAACACGATCTTCTCGGGGTCGATGCCGAACACGAACTTCTCGCCGGCTTTGGCCCACAACTCGGCGTCGGCGGTTGCCGCCGCGCGCTCCAGCATCTGCGGCAGTTCATCGTTGAACCCGACCATGCGCCCCGGTGAGTCCTGATCGACAGGCGCGCCCGTCTTCTCGTGAATCTCGAATTGCCCGTTCTCGAACCAACTCAGCATGGGCTTGCGCTCTTGAACCGGCGGCACGTACCGCAGGGCCGGGCCCAGGGGTTGGAAGTCGGGTTCTTGGAATCGAGAGGGGAGAAGGCTCATGGTGCGGTGCTCCGGGTGAGGTTGAATGGCGCCGGGGCTGGGCCGTATCCCCACTCGGGGCCTAGAACTCCCGAGGCGGCGAAACGTTCACCGCACCCCAACATGAGCTAATGCTACCTCGTTCACCGCGACCACACAACCGTGCGCCGTTTCACCGGCCGCGCGTAGGCCGTCGTCACCTTCCGGTCGATCAGGTCGGGCACGAAGGACAGCGCGAGCGAGTCCGCGTGGTCGGGCGATTTACCCCCGTTCTTTTTTATGTCTTTTTTACTCTGAAGCTGAATCCGCATCTTGCCGTCATAGCCGTAGTCGAGGCTCACCAATTCGTCGCCGAGCGCATCCTGATCGGGGATTTCTCCGTTCTCCAACCAGTCGCGCATACGGCCCCAGCATTCGCTGCGCTGGTTGAAATACTGCTTGTCGTCCTTCGCGGGCTGGCCCCACATGACCGGGATCAGGGGCGTGTTGAGGTTGGGCACGCGCTTGATCGCGCTGTCGAAGTCCGCGCCGTTGCCGATGGCGTCATAGACGATGCAGGAGACGCGTCCGGTCTCGGTGCGCACGAACTCGGCGACGTGGGCCGCGAGCTCGGGCCCGTCGAACCCGCCCAGCGCGACCTGCCAGTGGACCTTGAGCCCTTGCCTGCAAGTGATGACGCTGAAGTCGTCGCCAAAGCGCGCGGGGTCAACGGCCAGCACCTTCTGGTAGGCCTGATACGCCGCGAGTGGCACGCGGCGGCGCCGAGCCCCGAAGACCAGTTCGGGGCTGATGAAGTTGCTGTAGCCGGCCCTCGGGAACTGACCCTTGACCCGGACTCGCACGAAATCGCTGTCTTCGCCGTAGTCCTCGACCCATGCCGCGATCTGCCCCTTGTTCGTGAACCGCACGGTGCGGCTATCGACCCGGGTGTAGGTGTTGCGCTTGGGCTGCGTGCAGCGCCGGAAGAACTGCCCCGAGGTCCGGGTGGGATTGCCGTAGCGCAGCCACAGGATTTGCGTGTTCGCGTCCGTGAGCACGCCCTCAGTGGTCTCCCATATCAGGTCATCAATCGTGGACGCTTCATCGAACAGCATCAAGACACGCTTGCCCTTGTTGTGCATGCCGGCGAAGGCTTCGGTGTTCTCTTTGCTCCAGGGCACCGCATCGATGCGCCATGTCTTCTCGCGCACCGGGTCGTTCGCGATGAACAGCGCCGTTGCGGTGAGCTTGAACATCGTCTTGCCGATGAAAAGCTGGTACCACTTGCCGAGCTCGGCCCACGTCTTCGTGCGCAACTGGGTGTCGGTGTTCGCCGTGACCACGCCGCGGGTGTCTTCGTGCGTGCTGATCGCCCACAGGATGAGCCACGAGACCTCGGCCGACTTGCCGATGCCGTGGCCTGAGGAAACGTCTTCCTCGATCACCGCCCCGAGATCGCCCCCCGCGCGCAGCTTCTCGCCGATACGGATGAGCTGCTCGCATTGCCAGGGCTCGGGGCCGGGATCGTTCTCCAGCGCCGTACCTTCTTCGCCCCAAGGGAACGCCCATTCGACGAAGCCCAGCGGGTCGAAACTGAAGGACGCGAGCTTGTCGAACAGTTCGTCAAGTGGGGTCATCTTGGCGTAGACGTTGCCTGCATCGACCATGCGCATAGGGATGCGCAAGCCCTCGGGCAGTGGACGCAGGTTCGTTCCGGGCTTGCGAGCCGGCGGCCCGTCGCCTGCGAATGGGACTGTGGGGAACGCCGCGGGCAGCTTGCGGGGACCGAATGCCACCTGTCAGCCCCGCGCCCTGCGCACCGAGACGCCGGGGGCGTAGCGGCCCGTGTTGCCTGTGAGCAGGAACCGCAGCGCGCGATACGCAGCTTGCGGTTTGGGTAGCTCGAAGCTGAGCGCTACGAAGTAGGCGAACCGCGCGCCGCGGATGCGCCGCAGCATTCAGCGCCCCTTGCGCGGCACGATGACGACGGGAGTCGCGATCTCCTGCGCGGGCGCAGGCGTCCAGTCAGGTGACTGCATGCCGGGTGTGGGGTAGCTGGGGTCGATCACCGCGCGCTGCGATGCCGGCGCGCAGTCTGCGGCCCGCTGCGCGCGGCGCGCACCTGTGGCGACGCTCTCGCCGAAGGACTGGCCGATGCCGGTTGCCGCGTTGCGGAACGTCTTGAGGTCCACGGCGCGTGCCTTGTGGGTGGAATTGCCTGCGTTGTTCATGGTCAATCAAGCCTTTCATCGTCAACGGGGGTGGAATCGATCACGTGCACCGGCTCGGTGTCTTCGGTGCGGCGGCGCGCGGTCTTGAGCCGATCAGCGAGTGCCGAAGCGAGGGCGGAAACCCCGTCGCCTTCGTCGCCGACGATCTTGTAATGCTTCGCGAGCAGCGTCACGGGCGCGGTCTTGTCCCAAAACTGGTAATTGCCGTTTCGGTCACGGCCCCTCACGCATGCGCTCTGATCGGGCGTTAGCTCGTGGGGCCACTTTTGCGTTCCGTCTTCGTGGTAGAAGCCCGCGTAGTCCACCGTTGACATGCGGGTGATCTCCAGCATGACGCGCTGCGCGTTCATGCTCAGCGGCTTCGTGAGCTTGTCTGTGAGTTCCAACACCCGGGCCTTAACGGCCGGGATTGAATAGAGCTGCGCGCCAGCTTGGCTCAGGTTTTCGGCTACGCTCCCGGCTGCCGCAGCGGCTCGCCCGAAGTGCCGCGTCTCGGTGAAGACGCGGGCGAAGGTCTCATGGCCTTCATTGGAGAGTCGCGGCATCCCGCTCGCGTTGCAGCTCGTGCAACGCCCCGTTGAAGTCTCGAATGATGCGGTGCATTGCCGCGGCGACGCTCACCCAATTCGTGTGCCGCACATCGGCTTCGCGGTTCTCTTTCACGAGGTCTTCAATGACTGCTGCGGTGTACTGCTTCGCAGCATCGAGCGCGGGGCTGATCAGCTCACCGGGCTTCGTCTGCCATTGGACCACCTTGTCAGGTAGCCCGGAATCGAAGCGAATAAGCACGCCAGCGGCGTGCGGATCGTCACTTTCGAGTCGGATTAGGTTCGTGGACATGGCGGAAATGTAGCAGTGAGCGCCTGCTTCGGCAAACTTCAGCCGAAATTAGGGACAGACCCT